GAACGTCAAGGTATTTCCGTTGACGAAATCGGAACCGTCAATCGAGTGTCTGTGTATCAGTCACTCACGAAGAATCAGGACGGTGACGCCGAAGTACACGACTTGTTGGGCGTCCAGTTCTCCCCTTCTTGGGAAGCGGGGCCGTCGTTCGATCCTGTGCGACAGGGGCCACCGGTACGAGTAACGGTTCGCACACCGAAGAAGGCGAAGAACCCTGAGGGTTATGAGACTGCGGTGATTCTGCCGGACATTCAGATCGGCTATTTCCGTAACGCTGACGGCGAGTTGGAACCGACGCATGATGAGGATGCGTTGGCGGTCGCGTTGGGCATTGTGCGTGATCTGCAACCGGAGAAGGTTGTGTTGGTGGGCGACAATGTGGATGCCCCAGAGTTCGGCAAATACCGGCTGTCGCCCGCGTATGCGCTGACGACACAGGCCAGTATCGATCGGGCCACTACCCTGTCTGCCGAACTGCGAGCCTGCGCCCCTCATGCGGAGATCGTTTGGCTGGCAGGCAACCATGAGGAACGACTGGTCACCGCGACCCTTGACAATCTGAAAGCAGCGTTCGGACTCAGGAGAGGAAACAGCAAACATGAACTCCCGGTTCTTTCGATTCCTTACCTCTGCCGTTTCGACGAGTACGGGATTACTTATCTTCCTGGGTATCCGGCTTCGTCGTATTGGATCAACGAAAAGATCAAAGTTATTCACGGCGACAAAGTGCGAAGTGGTGGTAGCACCGCGCACGCATACCTCAACAACAGCAAATGTTCCGTCATCTACGGTCACATCCACCGGCGTGAATGGGCTGAACGCTCACGTGACGATTACGATGGCCCCAAAACGATCCTCGCTGCGTCACCTGGAACTTTGGCGCGATGTGATGGCAGCGTTCCGTCTACGAAAGGCGGCCTCGACTTGGACGGGCGACCGCTACCGATAGTGGAGGACTGGCAACAGGGTGTCGGTGTGGTCACCTATGAGCCTGGTGATGGACGGTTCTGGTATGAGCAGGTGGCCATCCACCAGGGAGAAGCCCTGTTTCGGGGTACTCTGTACTCATGTCCAGCCGGTTCGTAGAATGTCCACGATGCGGAGAACAGTATGACCCACGAGAACGACACCGATGCCAACGACGATCCGATGTGGAAAAACGGCGACGAACAGATTTGGGATAAGAACGATTCCACCTGGCCGCTTGTTGTTGTTCAATGGCGTGACGCTCATCAGGGCGGCGACGCCGGCTCATGGACAGACACCGAAGGGTACGAACCAGAGATCGTGATGCCGATCACGGTCGGCTGGATTTGGCCGAAAGCCAAAGATGGGTACTTGACAATCGCTTCGACGGTGATGAATACCGCCGACGAACCCGAATGGGTGGGCGACGTGAACCATATTCCGTGGGAGAACGTGGTCACCATGTACAGCCTCGCTGTACACCTGCCGGTGAACTGGCATCAAGAGGGTTTGCAGTAACTCTGCAACACCCCTAACCTACTGTGTGGGGAAAAGGAGAGAGATGGGTTCAATGATTCGTAAACCTAAGCATGGTTCTCCTGAATGGTTGCGTGTACGGCATCGCAACGAGGACGGGTATCCGGTGATCAGCGCGTCCGATGCGGCTGCTGTTCACGGTGAACATCGGTTCAAGACGATGCACCAGTTGTTTGCTGAGAAGTTGGCGGCCGATCCGCCTGTGTCGCAGACGAACGAAGCGATGGAACGTGGCAACCGTTTGGAACCGACGATCCGTGACTGGGCCGGCGACAAACTGGACACCCGTTTGTGTGAGCCGCAGTTCATGTATGCGGTCGAGTCTGGTGTGTGTCAGATGATCGCCACCCTGGATGCGGTGGACGAGTATTCGTATGAGCAAGCCCAGTATCCGCAGTTGGTTGTCGAGATCAAAACGTACAACCGTGAGTGGGACGGGAATCTGCCACGCTACTGGTATTGGCAAGGTGTTCAGCAGGCGATCTGTGCGAAGGTGAACAGCATCACCTGGGCGGTGTTCGATGCCACCCTGTCGCTACATCTCCATGTTCAAGAGGTTTCTGAGGAAGAAAAGACTGCTCACATTCAGGCGGTGCAGGATTTCTGTTGGTGGTTGTCGGTTGGTGAACCGAACCCTGAGTGGCCGGTGTCGTACAACGATGTTGTCGCCATGTATCCCGAAGCAAACCCGAAGTCGGTAGACCTCACCAGCAACAGCCATCTGTTCAGCGAGTTGGCTGACATCCAGTTTCAGATCAAAGAGTTGCAGTCCATCGAAGCCGAACTGAAAGGCAAGATCGGTGCGTTGCTCGGTGACGCCGAAGTGGGTACGGTGAACGGGGCGACGATTGTGACATGGAAGAACCAGTCGCGGTCGTCGTTTGATAGCAAAGCGTTCGGCAACGATCATCCTGATCTGTTGGCGAAGTACACAAAGAGCAGCACGTTCCGTGTGTTGCGTCCGAAGGGAGAGAGATAATGGATAAGACAACCGAATCGTTACGCAAGGTGCTGCATGACTATGCGGTACCCGACCCGAAGATCGTCAGCAAACTACCGAAGGGTGGCATCACCCTCGACTTCGTAGGACACGCCGACATCACCCGCATCCTCATCGAGATTGACCCGCATTGGTCTATTGAGCCTGTCGCCTACGACGAAGCAGGACTGCCGGCCGCGAAGAAGATCGGCAACATGATCCAAGCAGGGTTCCGTATGACGCTGCTCGGACAGACCCGCTACTGCGTCGGTTCCGTCGAAGAACGCAAGAGCGACATCGGCAAAGAGTTGGTGTCCGACGCGATTCGTAACGGGGCGATGCGGTTCGGTATCAGCCTGTCGTTGTGGACGAAGGCTGAGTGGGAAGATTTGGGTGCGGCACCTGCTGTCGTGTCGGCACCGCGCAAGGTGAAGGCGGTCACCGAAACCAAAGTGACCAGCCCCAAACTCCCGCCGCAAGACACCGAACTCGCATCAAAACCGCTTGATCCCGAAACGATCAGCAAGTTCATCGCCGCTTGCACGAACGCCAACCTTGACCATGAACAGGTCGCAGATTTGGCAGGCGTCAACCTGAAAGATAGTCTCACCATGCGCGACCTTACGAAACTTCGTGAGGCGTTCAACAACCTGAAAGGAAACAAGAAATGAACCACATCACCGTCATCGGCAACGTCGGCCGCGACCCTGAGAACCTGAAATACACCGGCTCAGGGCTGGCTGTACTCAACTTCTCGTTGGCTGACACTACCGGCAAAAAGGGTGAGAACCAGCACACCTCGTGGTACGACATCGTGTGCTTCGGAGACATGGCTGAAACCGTGATCGAACAGATCAAGAAGGGCGACCGGTTGCAGGTTGTTGGACGTTTGAAGGTGTCCGACTATGAGAAGAAGGATGGCACGAAAGCGAAGCGTGTCGAGATTCTCGCTGACGACATCGCCAAGAGCGTGAAGATTCGTAAAGCCAACGAGAATGATGTTCGGGCTGCGTTCGGATTGGAAGATGAGCCAGAGTTCTAACCCGCCTGCGGTAAACTGGTGGTGTCCCATCTGCCGCACCGGTCTGACGACGCACATCCCGTTATCGGAAGTGCCGTATCACACGTGTCGGGCGCGGCGGTCACAACGATTTCCAATGGAGTTGAGCCATGAGCAAACAGCGACAGAAAGGGACGCTCCACGAAACAAACGTGGTCGCGTTCCTAAGGGATAACGGGTTTCCGTACGCTGAACGGCGTGCGTTGAACGGCCAGTTCGATAAAGGTGACATCACCGGCTGTGGGCCGCTGGTGTTCGAGTGCAAGAACCATAAAGAGTTGGCGTTCGCTGAGTGGCTTCGGGAAACTGAGGTTGAGCGGGTGAACGCGAACGCTGATTTCGGGATTGTTGTGGCGAAGCGGCGTGGTGTGTGGGATGCCGGCGAGTCGTATGCGGTCGTTACTTTGTCTGACATGGTGCGGCTGTTGAAACAGGCCGGCTACTGAGAGAGGAACAAATGAAACTTATTTCTGCTTTGCTGTTGGTCGTTGTCGTCTCCTGTTCGGGTGGCCCTCGTGTCGAGCCGACCTTGCCAACCCCGGCATCAACCACTATCCCCCCGGTTAGCGTCGCTCAGAAGCCCTCTGAGAGGGTAATCCGGCCAGATTTGGGGCAGGTCATACCGACCACCCCAACCACGACAACCACCCTGCCGGCCACCAAATGCGCCGAATGGTACCCCCTGTTCGTCCAAACCGGGTTCGACCCTGCCCTGTGGGACTGGGCGAGCAAGGTGCTGTACCGCGAATCCCGCTGCAACCCGCAGGCCCACAACCAGAAGTCAAACGACCTCGGACTGTGGCAGATCAACGCCGCCTCATGGTGCAAACCAAACAAATACAACCAGCATCCGGCCGGCTGGCTCGGCAACCTCGGAATCATCACCGAATGCGGCGACCTGTTTGATCCTGCCACCAACATGACAGCAGCCC